CACCTAATGTAGTGTCGTCTACATCAGTATACACGTAATTGATAACCAGTCCACTATCACTTGCTGTAACGCTGTCTGTAGAAACGTTACCTGGTTGTAAAACTGATGCATCTGAAACAGAAAAGCCATCTGTTTTTCCTGCAGGTGTAATAGTTAGTGCAGGAGAATCTGCTATCGACTGTGAATCTGCTTGTGGATAAACTAAGCTTACAACAATATTTTCGTTTATAGTTACTGGGTCTGGGTCTATGTCAGCATCAGATAAATCAAAATCAATATTAGACTGTATTATTAAACTTGGAGCTGCTGATATATTTACTGTATCAGTTAAAATTTGTGTAACATTAAATGCAGGTACATCTGATACTGAAGGTGTTTCAGCTAGTGGATGTGTAACAGCTCTAGTATCTATATCTGTTACTTCAGGTGTTTCAGTATAAACTGTAGTTACTGCTTTAGAATTAATAGACTCCGCTGCTCCTGCAGTGTCACCTTCCATAGTATGGGTAGGTATTAATTCAGTAGTAAAAGATATGTGGTTTTGTGTCGATGCTACTGCGGATATTTTATTCCCATCAGTAATTGTTGAGCTTATACTACTTACAGCAACCGTAAAAGATATTACAGTAGCTGCTACAGCTGATGTAAGCTTTATATTAGCCATTAAAAATTACTTCTCACTCTAAATTTTAAGACATCGTATACTGTTTGAAGACTACCATTATAGCTAACTATAATCTCTCCCTCATATGAACCTTCATCAACATCTAATACACCACCTGAGAAACTAAATTGTATCTTACCATCACTTCCGTCCGTAGTTTTAGCACAGCTTATTGTTGCTAGAGTTGTAGTTGCTCCTGTCGCTCTAAATTTTACTGATACTGCAGTAGTTCCAGCCGATAAATCTAAAGCTGTATTAGCTACATCGTCCGTTAAAGTAAGCAAAATAAGCGGTAACTCATCTCCTTTAACTAATTTTATTACGTCTGACATAATCTACCTCGTTAAAATCTTTGTGCTTGAACTCTCATAGAAGCCCTTCCCGCACCTAAATTAGCTCTAGCTCTACGTTCTTGCAATTTAAATATAAATTGCTTTGCATGATAAGAAGCTAGTTCCCTATCGCTCCAAGCTCTATCAGGTAATACTAATAAATGTTGGAGTGCTCCATGCATAATAACATTTTCTAACTCATCTAAAACTGTTTTATCCATACCTGTTGCCGTTCTTAAAGGCTTCAGACATACAATCATTCGTACATCATACGACTCAGAATTGTCTGGTACTGGGGCAACTGAAAAATGGTCTGGGTCTAATTGTGTTATATGTCTAGGTTTTGCCCTAGACTCAGTAGGTTGATTAGGCCATTTAGGATATAAGTCATATATTTTATCCAATGTAACTGGAGCTAAAGTCTCATCATTTACAGTAGCTGTAATGAACGCATGTACCTCAGATTCACTAGGACTTTCATATGCATAGTCATGTGCACCCGCAACCAAACGTATCCGTGGTTGTTCGTACCTCCACGCAAGAGTACGTTCACACGTTTCAATCGCTGCATCACGAACGTATTGCTCTATGATTGGCGTAGGACATCCTGGAACACTAGGTGATAATCTATTTACAATACTAAGGAATGTTCTAATAGCCATTATGTTAAGTCCTCTGTAACGTTAGTTTTTGTGTTACTAATTTGCAACATACCACCTTCTTCTGTATCTGTTGCTATTTTGCTTTGTGCATTAACAGCAAGAGATTTAGTAAAAGACCTATAGAACACATCAGCTCTTCCTGAATTAACATGTTCATTATCTACTGACTCAGCTAAAAATATAGTTGCATCAACTACCACTGGAAAATATGCATCTGATAATATATCAACTGCTGTAGTGCCATCGTAAGCTGGTGGGCTTTGTGAGTACTCAATATTTAATACTTGATTAGCTGGAGCTTTAGGGTATATAAAAAATTTGTTTGCATTTCTTGTGTGCCTCATCCAGTTTACTGCTGCTGATGCAGTGTCATTCATCCACTGTGGATACGCTTGGTCTAAAGATTCTCTGTTAGTTTCTATACATCCATTACCACCGCTTACTGAAAAAATTTCCATAATACGCAATGAGTCAGTAGGTGCTGATTGTATAACTTCATTTTCAACACAAGTCATAGTCCCTACTTTAGCAAATAAATCAGGTCTGAGCACTGCAATACGCTTTAAAGATTGGTTAGCAAACCCTAAAAGCACTATATCAGAATACCTTTGAGGGGCATTCTCATCTTGCAACATTCGTCTAACTTCAGTAATAACGTCGTTTAAAATCATCTTTTACCCTTTTTTTCCATGTTTCTTGTAACTTCTTCAGCTAACTCGATAGGTGTATTGTCTGGTTTAATAACCTCTTTAGTTTTTAAATTAACTTTTGGCTCACGACTTTTTTGGTCTTTAGTCATAAATTTTTCTGGGAACGCTTGTTCCTCAGTAACTTCTTCTGTTCTAGGATTTTCATCTAGGATTTCATTCCATCCATATATTGTCCCATCAACTATATTTCTTAACCATCTTCCCGCCATTTCTATCTCCTATGTTTTAATCGGGGGGTTAACGTTAGCTAACCCCCCAACCTTGTTTACTTACTTACGAACAATCAGCAACTATTGCCCAAAGTTTCATAACCACAGCATCTGCTGCGTTTACAGTCTTCACGTCAATAGTGTCTGCTGCTGCATAGTATTTACCATTGCTTAATCCCAACACAGTGTTTGGAGCAGCTTCTGTTAGTACTAATGACGAAGTATATCCAGCAACCGCATTGCCGTTCACTCCATCAAGATACCCATCAGGGTCTGCACCGTCACCTATATCAAGTGTAAGTGTACCACCTTCTGCAGTAGTAACATCTATACCCACAGCTATGACATATGTCTTAGCAGGAATAGATAATGCTTCTAATACATCGCCAGCACCAATCGCTGTATTACCAGCTGTGATTCTGTCGGCGGCAATAGTAGCAAAGTTTAAAGTAACTTCTAGTAATCCAACTTTATTAACTCCAGATGCAACGTGAGCTGCAGCTGTGCCTTTGTTGAAACCAGTCGCTTCCGTATATGTAGCCATATTATATATCTCCTAAGTTATACAGTTATAACACCAACAGCTAAAGCTTCAGGTTTAACGACTTTATAGCCATAAACTTGTAACCCTCTGATGATATTACCAAATGTAGTTTCTGAACGAATTGTTTCCATATTTGTCATTTGTGACGCAAATGTAAACCCCGATTTGTGACCAGCAATAATGCTGAACTCAGCTCCGCTCTTGTAAAGATTGTGACTTACATAAATTGTAAATCTATCTATCATTCCTAAACGACCATTTCTCAACGGAGATGAACCATCCCCAGTGATTGATGCGTCTTTAAGGTCAGATAGCTTAATGTGACCAGCCATCTTAGCAGGGATAACGATAAATCTATCGCTCTCTGGACAGTTAGCCTCATCAAGTACTGTACCCATATTAACTATTTGGTCAATAGCATTTGATTTAGTAATAGCAACTGGCGAACTTGCAACCCCTATATTGAGGTCGGCAGATATTCTACCAGCTGTTGCTCCTTTATTTAATGCAGAAACATCAGTTAATATATCAGTCAATACTCTAGAATCGATTTTAATCTTCATACGCTCTGAAGCGTCTTTAGACCATGTATCCATAAGAGTAATGTCTGTTTGTACTTGGTCAACATCATCCTCAACACATGCGAAATATTCGCCTTTGTCAATTAGAAGTTGTATTTTAGGTTTGTCAGGGTTTTCAACACTAAGTGTTTGTCCCTTAACGTATGTTTTGATAGTAATCTCTGGAGTTGTACGGATATTAACCGTGTCCCCCATTGATTTTATATCTCCTTGATAGTCTGTATTTGAAATAGCTGCGAGCACTGATGCATCGTAGAAATTCTCAATAAGTTTACCAGACCATATCTCAGGTATAAAATTACCTGTGTAACCTGGATTCCCAGGTGATACTCCAAAAGCCATAATAGCCTCCTAGTTAGTTAAATTACGCAATGCGACCTTCTTGCTGTGCAGCAAAAATGTCACGTTCTTTTTTTCCACGCTCAGCTTCACGGCCTTTATATTTACCAAATCTTACATCCTCAAAAAATTTTGTGATGTCTTGTCTAGTATATGTTTTGCCTTCACCAGCAACAGGTTTTGCAGTGCGTCCACGCCCTGGTACAACTTGTTTTGCTAGTTCTGAGTTTTCGCTGTGGGTCCCACGAGCATTATTAACTTTACCTGTAGCCTGTTCATAAGTAGAAAAAAACTTAATCACCCTATTTACATCTAGTTTTTGCTGTGCATCTGCTAGATATGTTTGGCGACTTAGTCCCGTCAACTGGTCAATCTCAAGAAGCCACGATTGAAAATCTTGGTCGCTATTAATTTCATTCCAGTTAGGTACTTCCTGGTTTAACGTATTCCAAAACTGTTTCTCCTCAGACGATTTTTGTGATTGCTGTACTTGTTGTACTTGTGGCACAACACTTTGCAACTGTCTAAGTTGTCTCTCCAATTCATTAACACGAGCCATTCCTGGTGCTAAAGTATCTTGTGCTGCTCGACGCATAACATCAATAGAATCCCCATACTCTTTTTCATCATCTTCTGTTATTAAATTAATAGCAGGTTCAGGTGAAACAGCAGGTTTTTCTTCTGTGTTAATTTGTCCTAGCAAAGATTCTAATTGGGCTACACGGCTATCTAAACTTCTGTTCGTTGCATTTAAGCGTGGAACATCAGTATTATACATACCCTGTAACGTTTTGTATTTTTGTTCCCATGAGTCTTTATTCTGTTTATCATCTGAAATACTTTGCTCATCAGCATCAGATTTAGGTGCTTGTTTTTCTACACTGTCGGAAGGTGTCGCTGCAATTTCCTCAGTAGGTACTTCAGTAGTAGTTTCAGCTGTAGTGTTTACTTCAGCATTCTCCTCTGTTTCTCCATTGAGTTCCTTGTACAACGCTTGTACATCCTCAGATTGTTTTTGAACTTGCTTTGGTAATGTCATAATGGTTTTGCTCCTATTGGTATGCGTTATTTAACAGCTGTCTCATGACTTTGCTGCGTAGTCAGGGGATTCTTTAATGAGTCTTACTAACTCGCCTAAAATCTGACACCGCCCCTGGGCTAGTGACACATTATTTGCAACATTTGGTAGCTGCTCTAACTCATGTTTACGCCACGACTCTAACCATTCTAATATGTCAGTGTGTTGACGTTCAACTGTAGCCAAAGATTTAACAACTTTAAGGGATGGTCTAATCAAGATTTACCCCCAATGCTGCGGTTGTTAACTGTATTTGCATCCATTCCACCTTTTGGGGCACCATCTGGTTGAGTTGGAGTTCCACTTTTCATTGGAGATTGTGGGGCTTGTGATGCCTCAACCTCTTTTTTTGCGGACAACTCTTGAAGGTAAGTACCTTTTTCCCTAGACGGAACGATTTCATCTACAGGCATTTGCAAACTCTTAGCCACTTCACGAAGTATCGCTGCACGGCCTTCTTTACCAACGATACCCATATCGATTTCATTGGCGGTTGCGTTAAGAAATTCTATTCGACGAACGTTAACAGTCTCTTTAACTGCAAGATTGATTGCACCTTTAGGTAATATATCTACGTCGCCTTTAATTGATTCGTCTTCATCATATCGCATGTTATAAACAAACTGTCTATGAATAATTGGTTTCATGACATCACTGTCAATATGCATAACTACTTGACGTATGCCTTTTCCTGCAGAGCCCATTAACATTGAAAGACCTGACGCTGTGCGTCCAGCTCCTTTAACATTTAAATCTCCTTGCAGGTAAGATGGTATGCCTGAGTGGTCGTCTGCTAGTTTAGAAAATCTATCATACACAGCCATTAATGTATTAGCATTACTATCGGGTTGTGTAAACCTAACAGCAGGAGCACTAGACCCTAGTGGGTCATTAGTTACTTGCCATATTTTCCATGGATGCATTTGTGTTATGTCTTCATTAGGTGGTATGCGTTCTAGGTTAACTTCAACTTGAGGTCCACTTGATATCCCCATGTTATTAACTAACGCACGAGCTGCGGCATTACATACACCTTGTAAATCTTGTATAATTTCTGGTATTCCTTTACCCCAGAATGCTCCTGGATGTTTAATAAATGATGTCTTAGCGTAAGGCTTTTCACCTAATGGGTCATAATTAAGAACTGCTTTTATTACATAGTTACTTACAATCCAAACATTTGCATCGTATTCACGAGAGTCTTCTATTTCCTCTGCTTCATCTTCTAGACCCCACTCTCTCAACATCTTACCACTTACTTTACCCCAGAACTCTAGAGCATCATATATATCAGTAGGTCTATCAAATGAATGGAACTTTCTTTCCTCTTCATCTTTAGATAACTCTACATCTTCATTAATCCATGACTGTCCATTTCCATTATCTAAAAGTTTTTTTATTGCATCATCATCGTATCCAGGTACACCTATCAAATCTGATAAGTCCATACGACTAAGAGGATGATGTTCAAATATATAGCCATCGTTTACATTACTAATCCCAGGCTCTGGGTATATTCTAAATGGGTCTACTCTTTCAAACTCTGGAGCTATTACTTCATCAGCTGTAACAACAGTCTTACCCTCTTCATTTTTAGTATAAGATAATTTTCTTTGTCTACGAACTACAGGGCCTTTTATAAAAGCACTTGGATACGTAACTAAATCTGTAATAAAATCATTAAATGATTCTGCCCAACCACCTTGTGCAAACTGGTCAGCTATCTTTAGCTTCATTCTTTTAGCTCTATCATCAGCAGCTTGTAGTAATTTAAATCTGTAATTCTGAGATATCATTTCTTTTATCTCTGCCATTTTATCTGGGGTGGGTGCTTGACCTTCTGCTTCAACAAGCCTAACTACTTCAGCCGCAAAAGCATTTTGTAATTCTGCTGAATGTTCTGGCGATAATTCTGGTATGGGTGTGGGTTGTATATCCCATGGGGGTGTGCCTGTGTCTAACAAGATATCTCTGAGCCAGCTTTCAGCCGCTCTGCATTTAACTTCTGTTATCATCATGTAGATATCAGAGCCGCCTTGTGCTTGTATCTGTGCTAACTTATCAGCATCGTACCCTCCGTTTCTTTGACGAAGACCTTTAAGCATTATGTTCTCTATAGGTTTCTTTGCACGTTGAGCTGCATCCCAGCATTCACGCATATAAGAAGCGAGCCCTAGAATGACTGCTTCAGACTGACGCTCTTCCATAGCTTTGTTAGCTTCTTCTTTCTCTTTCTTTACAAGAGACGCATTGTCTATTACTTGTAGTACCATAATTTATTTTGGTTCGGGTTTATCTTTATCGTAGTTCATACCAGCTAGTCTTTTAACAACATTCGTAACACCACCAAACACAAATGGGCCATATGGGTTTTCTTTTGTTACTTGGTTATTTTCTAACCCTCTTCTAAAAGTAGTTGCATAAGACTCTTCATCTTTTTCAACTTTACCACCATCTTTGTATGTTGTAGTTTTGACCAGTCCACCATCCCTATAACTTTTAATAGTATAGTTCTTTGAACCGTTATTCATTTTGTATCCCATAATAACCACCCCTAAATAATTTTAACATTACTATAAAAAAGTCCTCCTGTCTAACCATGAATAGACGGGAGGACCAGAAAGGCAGTAACTATACATTCGAGGGAAATAGTTACCCAGCCACTAAATGAGTAAAAGTGGCTTTAATTAATGCTATCAAGTCCATCCGCCTGACGCAACCGATTTTACGTCTCGCTTCTCAATCATAAATCCTTCTGCTGTTGTATTAATGTGTAGCATTAAATACTGTAGAGCTTCTGCAACGTGGGAATGTTTGTTCTTATCTATGTTCCCATTCTTCTTATGAAACCTATACCCACCCATCATTGCGGCTTTAAGCCTAGAACATCTTGGGTCTACTAAGAATGCGGAGTCTCCATCTACTTGACGCATAAGGAAATCATCTACCGCCGAGAGTCTAGCTGAGATGTTATTAGTCTTAGCCGACATAACTTTCAAGCCTTCGGCTTTTATTATATCTACTGCTGAACGCTCATCTGTTTGAGCTCGCTGTATACCTGCAGGGTCTGTAATGATTATCACAGGAGACCCAGAATACTTTTCTATAATCAAAGGTTTTAAAACTGTACGTATGAATCTTTGTATCCCCATATCAAAGCTTACTGCTTCGTCAAGTATAAGGACTCTACCTCGTGGGTCTTGCTGTGCTATAACTGCAGCAGGTGTTAGACCTAAGTCCATTCCAATTACAATAGGTCTGACTCCATTAACTATGGGCTGTAAAGTTTGATGAGCCATATGGTAATCAGGTCTGAAGTACTTGTACACTGGCTGCCCAGCTGTACTTAGCCCATACTCTCCATCAATGTACACACGTACATATTCATCCGACCTACCTTGTATATCATAATATCCTTCAGGTAAGTTCTCTACATTCTCAGCATACGGACTTCTACCTGATGGTTGTTTGAATACATCCCAACCATTATCATTAAGTGAGACTCCATCTACGGGGTCAAGTTTTTCCATTTGGTAATACCACCATGTATCCATTGTGGGTGGGTTAGTATCTCCCCACATCCCAAACCAAGACGGTCCTCCATCTTTAGCTGACGGGAAACGCCCAATACGTTTTGACATAGCGTCAACTATGTCTGGGTTTATATCCCGACACTCATTGAACCATGCGAACGTTAACTCAAGTGAGTTCAAGTTAGCTACATCATCTGAATCATCTAATGCCCTGAACATAATCTCACACTCAACATCACCTACTTTAAAGAAGTAAGTCTTTGTTGTTCTCATGTACGTACCACATACACCTGGTGGAAACCAATCGTGAAATGTTTTAATAGTTGTATCTTGTAGTTGCCTAGCAGTCTCACGAACAATAGCTGCCCTGGATTTTCGTATCCCTTGCTTGTTCGGTTTCTGCATAGTCGCTCGTCTTATCACTTCAAAAGTAGAAGCCACCGACTTGCCTGACCCTACAGGGCCCATCAATGTCCGCATCTTAGAATCAGACATCATAAATTCTCTGCATATTTTAGATGGGGTATAGTCTATATCCATTACAGTTCCTCTAATAAAGTTACGTAGTATTTTGTGGGTGATTTTTTATACCTAATAATTCTTGTCTTAAACGACATCCCGCTTTCTCGTAATACATACGTTATGTCTTCGTACTCAACCAAAGTCTCAACCTTTGCCTCACCACTCTCGTCAAACTTACTTAGCGTTTTTAATAGCGACAGGTTCGTCTGATGTTGTTGAGGTGTAGTCTTCTGCGTCGATGATGGTTGTTGGGTGCTCTTGCCCCCCGAGATTAATTGTAATTTTAACTCCTCCACTGGCATCCTCCGTGTTTGTATTGTTTGTTTCAAGCCCACCCCATTTGACAGTAGACTTTATTAAATCTGCTTTAACAGCTGAAGAAACTTCTGGGCTGTGTATCATTGTCCAACTTGTTGTTAGGAGTTCTTCTGCTTGGGCCCGGGCTTTTAACTTGAACGTCATACCCTTGTCTACAATCTCAGTTCTGTAGGATTCTACTTTCTTTAGATAGACTTTGTCTGTGTTGAACTTAACGATGTCACTAACAGTAATTTTATGTCGGGTTCTAATTTCATCTAGAGTTTCTCCCGAGCCTTCTAGTAGCAGTGCCATATCGAAAGCTAGTCGGTCAGACCACTTGGTATGTTTTAGCGGTAGTGTATCCATTAGTTGAACTTAAGATATTTATGGGCGTGTGTCAAGCATGGGTACCCCCAAACTTTACATCTTTGTTTTTTGGCTCTTGTTGAGAGAGGTTTACTTATTCCGGGGGGGCTTTCGTTTGCTGTGTCCAACTACCCCCCCAAGCCCTTATCTATATAAGCATTCTCTAATATATCTAAGAGCTAGTAAAGGCGTGGCTTATTGCCTCAAACTTGACAATGTTGTAATCTTTTGCTAGAGTGAATACAGGCTAATCAGTGCCTATTGTAAACTGAATAATCTTAAGAGGAGGATAGATTATATGTCAAAGTATAATTTTGAATCAGCTAAAGGCAGATTTGATTTGTTTGAGGATGTGAGAGCATACCCTAGACAAAACAAATCACCCGAAGAGCTTGACAGTTATGGCGTTGCCAAAACTGAGTCAGTGCCTAGGTCAAATACTATCTCTACGATAGGGTTTGTCTGGAATCTTGATGGTCAGTACTCACTGACTTCAAACCCTGAGGGAGTTCTTGAAGACTTGAAAGAAATTTGTAGTGAATTTCCAGACAGTCCTTTGAATCACAATCATTTCTATCTGTTAGAAAATGATAATGGTTCACTGAAAGAACTTGCTGTTGGAACTCTCATTCTAGGACCTAGCTACGGAAGTGTTAGGAACTTAAATGCGAAGTCGAATGCTCCCAAGCTTAGACTATCCAGCAAAGTAGGCTCGTCTACTCAACAAGTGAAAGTCTTTACGCCATGGATTTCGAAGTCCAAACGTAAAAACAAGTAACAGCTGTGGGTTGTCTCGGAGAAATCTGAGGCAACCTACCTCTTAGATTCACAAAGGAACATAACCATGAGTATATATAAACATATTGAAAGAGAATGTTGGATAGAGTATACATACAATCGTAGATACTTAAAGAAGACATTCTACAACCACTTAGAAAGAAAGCAATGGGTATTTAAAGTCTCACTCGATGACAGATACCAAGTCCTGAACCACTCCAAATAACAAACAACACCTGAACAAGTGTATAAACTGTTCACTCCCCCTCTTTATTTTTTTATTTATTTATTTAATCCCATAGGTCGGGGGGTTACGGCACACATAGACCACATGAAGGTTACACCTAATAGATATATACAAGGTAAACGTAAGGTACGTGCAGTGTATGTGTAAGGTAACACCTATCTATACTATCTAATCGATACCTTACGTGCTGTTGTAAGTTTTGTATAGGCATACCTTACAGTGTTATGTGTATAGTTTGGCTGTACAGTTAGGGTTTAACCATACATAGGTAGCTATAACTATCTTAACTATCTAGACTATCTAGTTTTTTTACTATAATGTCACACACCATCAATAATATCTTATGATTACACTAAAATTGCGTAGACTTATTACCTCAAGAAAACTATATAATCTAGATAGTTGTCCCTATCATGTTGATTTATATAGGTATGTACTATCTAGTTGACCTATCTAGTTGTCAAGTTAGCACGCATAGTATCTATATATCTCTCCCTCTCTATGAGGGGTGAAACTTTCCAAAATTTTCAAGGTTTGCTAGGATACTTCCAGTCGCAAAGGCATTTCCGTCTCTGTGGCATAACTAACATCCCTTATGGGGATAGGATAAACATTATGAGCGACAATAAAACATTCCATGTGTACTTCAAAGAAACTACACACAAAGGCACACCTAGTATTAAAGTACTGATGTGCAGTAAGGATACACCCGATAGTTATATCAACACTGATATCAAAACTATCTTGGCACATGGCTTAGCTATGGCACAAGTTACCCAAAGAGAGCTTATGGTATGGACACCACCTAAAGACACCAACCCTACTGAGTACTCTTGTACTCTAAACAGATGGGGTAGTGCATATATACACTTTGGTAACAAGGGTGGTACTAAGGGCGACAAGCAGGGTAACGCTAAGTTATCTTATGCCGACATTATGGCTACTGCTAAGAAACAATTAGCGTAACCATTACAACCGATATTGGGGACAGCTGATGTCCCCTTTATCACAACACATAGAGGTAAACATTATGCACATTACTAGTAGTAGAGGTACGAACAACCACGATTACTTTAAAGGGGCTCTTGGATGGGCTCGTGAATGGGGGCTTGA